CTTTTTCTTTAGATGATATTGCTTTGATTCATCTCTAGAATAAACCGTGATATGATTTTTATCATAAAATCTCTTAATTATTGACCGTCCAAGAAAACCAGTTCCTCCTGTCAAGAATATTTTTTTGTTTTCCATAATTAAAATTAATCAATATCCTTTAATAATTGGACGATTTCCAAACATAGAAGACGCAGAAGGTCCAGACCCTGGCCTATCTGTTTGGTTATACATATATCCTAGCACAGAATCATCCCATTTTTTCCAAGAGTTTCTAATATCATCTCTTCTTTCACCAATCATCGAGTCCCATTTATCATACTTTGGTTCTGGGCAATTTTTAATAACACGATCTCCAAGATGTGAATATTTTCTAGACCATCTTGGTTCAGATTCATCACATCCAGGAGGGCCATTCAATGGAGATTTTGGATACACTTTGCAATGCATATCATAATTACCCTCTAAACTTTCATATATGCACAAATCATTATACTTGTGTCTATATACCCAATCTCTATCTTCCCATCCACCCAAATAGAACTCTTCATCAAACCAACCAATAGTTCTAATAAGTTCTTTGGAAAATGCCATGAATGCACTATTAAAAATATACACTGTTGCATACCCATTTTCAAGAAGATTGAGTGTCTTTTCAACTTCTTCAACAGTAGGAAATAATCTATCATTCATTAAAACAATCCATTCAGTTGGAGAAGTTGCAACAGCATGATTTACCAACTCAGAGAATGATGGATACATACCAGGATGTCTATCAATTCTATTATTCCAATGAACTTTATATTTTTCTTCTAGAGGTTTTAATAAACCCATCTGATTGTCAACGATAGATCTATCATATCCACAATGCAAAGATATTGTGAATTCATCAATCTTAATCATAAATTTTTCTCAAAACAATTTTTTTACTGAATTATATATCATACATAAATGTATCTATCTTCATCATCAACAATTACATCTATATCATTTCCATCTTTACGATGTTGCCAATATTTTTTAGAAGTTCTTGGGTAATATATTCTAGTTGCATCAGACAACCAAGCAGCCCACCACGAATATGACGATTGAGATATTGCTATGTGTTTATAAGATGCAATATCAACAAAGTCTTGCCATTCACTATTAGATACAACTTTACAATTAAACACATCTTTTATTTCAGATATAAAAGAGTGATTTGGTTCATCGGTATAGATGACTGGAACTTTTTTAGAATCCTTTATTACATCGATATAATATTCAACTGGAAGATTATTATTGTCTCTATAATATTCCCCCAACCTAATATGAACTGCAATTAAGTCATCATCATATAGAGATCCATTTTTTTCAAAAGAGTATATTTTTTTCACATACTCTTTATAATTTTTTATATTTTCATAGACTTGATAATATCCATGAATACATATCATCCCTTTATGTTTAGATAATTTATCATAATCCATTTGCCAAATATCAGAACAAATGATTGGATTATCTTGAATGATTATATTATTATTTTCACCCAAATTAGATTCATAAAAATTTCCTGGTTTTTTTGCATTTAAAAAATACTTTGTCTTTTTAGATAAAATCCTACAACATGCGTATTGGAAAAGGTGATTTCCAAATCCAGAATTTATATCAGACTGTCCTCGGTATTGCAAATTAATCATAATATCTGTTAAACATAAATGTATCTATCTTCATCGTCAACGGTAAAGTCTATATCATTACCATTGTGACTCCAATAATTTTTATATGAAAGGGGATAATAAATTGTCGTTGCATCAGACAACCAAGCAGCCCACCACGAATATGTAGATTGAGATATAATAATATGTTTATGAGATGCCATTTTTACAAAATCATCCCACTGTGTAGGAGATTTTGATTCTACCCAAGTTTTATCAGAAGAAGAAATGTCACAATCAACTAAAGATTCTATTTCTTGAACATATGGATGTGTAGGTTGATCTGTGTAAATAATTGCTTTCTTTTTAGACTTTCTAATACAATCTACATAATATTCTTTTGGCAATTGATTGTTATGCCTACAATACTCACCAAGTCTAATGTGAACTGCTATTAAATTATCATCATAAAGATTTTTATCTTTTTCAAAAGAATAAAGATTTTTTACATATTCTTTATGGTATTTTATATTAGAGTATCTTTGAAAGTATCCATAAAGGTGTATTAATCCCTTATGCTTTGAAATACTATCATAATCAATACTCCACACATCACCACCAATCATCATTTCATTATTACTATATCTAATATCATTATTCTCTGGAGGATTAAGATCTATAAATTTACCTTCAATAGGAGGTACTCCATCCAAAAAATATTTTGTTTTATTAGATAAAATCCTCGCTACAGCATATTGCATCATCTGATTGGCAAGGTATCCACCATAACTAAGTTTTATCATTAATAATCATTCCTCCAGGGTTGACCGCCAGCAAAGTGGCGAATGATGACATCCTTTCGTTCTACCTGATTAATATTAAACGTACATCCAGATTCACCAGGCATCTCAGTCACGTTCCAGCATGTAGGTAACACCTCAACGTGTTTATACAACTCTTCTAAAGAGTATACCGTCCATTCATCTTTATCAGAATGCCAACCATAATGTGCAAGATTGTAAAATGGAATATTAGAATGTCTTTTTATACCAGCCAAAGAATACCAGGATGCTTGTTCTCTGAATATACTCCAAAAACTATCTCTGTGACCAAAGTATTCATGAAGAGTAATCTTATCCTTTAAATTCTGATACCTATTTTCATCAAGAAGATGATCAAGCATATTTTTAGACCATTCATTAACTTTGATGGAATAATTTCCCATACAATGAGTATTTCCAGAATCAATACAATAGGTAAATGATTTATTAGAAGGATAATCAACATTCAGTTTATGAATACACATATCAGCATCAATATGTGTTAGGGTATCTCCTTCTTTCAAAGTTCCATCATTTATAAGATCTCTAACAATAGTAAACTTCCACCAAGTTGGATGATCTCTAAACGGTTTATAAGGACCAAGATATTCCAAATATTCATAACCATGAATATCACAATACTCCCTATTCCTAGGAGAAAAATTAGTTTTAAAAAATTCTTGCCTCTGATCTGGGTAATTTGCAATTACCATTAAGTATTTTTTCATTTTAAAAAAGTAAAATTACCAAACTTTAATCCATCTACATTTTTATGTATATTGTCAGAACCAACCCAATTACTTGGCGCTATAACTTTTTTACTTTTAGATAACCATGCACCCCACCAAGAAAATGATGAATTAGCGATAATATGATATGTACAAAGTGATTGCAAACAAAGATCTACTCCACTATTGTTATCTTCAACAAAAATAAATCTATCTTGGTCAAACATTTTTTGATTTTTACACCAATCAATATCGTCAGAAAAAATCATGACGGTAAGTTCTTGTGGCAAAAGATCTAAAGATTTTTTATAAAAATCAATACTAGCTAAAGGATGATGATTTTGAAGTTGCACATAATCTGTTCTGCGAATATGAAGAGAAATTACTTCAGAATTGTCAAAATTTTCTCTAAACGCATCTTCAGTTGGTTCTATAATTTCATCTACAAAGGTAAATGCATTTCTTATATCTTTCTCAATGTGTTTAAAATATTTTTCTGTTTGAAAATACCCCATCAAACTAACGTTATCTGGACACCTATCCCACAACAGTTCATCTAAATTGTAACTAGTTCTTTCCATTACTTTTGGAAAATTTGTTATGTTTCTGGGAGCATCAGGTATGTTAAAGCATTCAAACATAGTAATGTCAGAATTTTTAACCTTATCGTCTTTTGTACCGATTACCTCTTCTGGGGGAAGACAATAATCATAACCATGCTTTTGTGCCAATCCTCTTAAAGATGCATACTGGAACATTTGGTTACCAAGTCTCCCCAGATTTCCTAAGTCGTCATTTGCAATCATCTGTAAATTAAATTATTTTCCAATGAGAAAGGTACAAGTCATCAGTATTGTGATTTATACAATCTCCAGCAAACCATTTCTTTGGAGCTACAACATTTTGACTATTTGCCAACCAAGCACCCCACCAACTAAAAGTACTATTACAAATTACATGATACTTACATTTACTCATAATATAAAGATCATAATATGCATTATCAGTTTCTGAAATAATAAATCTATCATCAGAAAATATGTCTTGTTGTTTTGCCCACTCAATATCATCAGTAAAAACAAGAACTGGAATATCTGTAGGAAACTCACCCAGACCGTCAATATAGTATTGATTATCCTGAACGGGATGATTTGGATTTTTTAGAAAATCATTTCTCCTAATATGAATAGCAATCGAATCCTTATATTGATCAACTATGTCAGAACAATCGTCCTGTATTTCTTCTTTAAATACAAAGTCATTGGTTCTCAATTCATCCTCTATATTTTTAAAATATTTTTCAGATTGAAAAAATCCAACAAGATTGTAATCTCCATTTGATAGAGCCTCTACTAATTCACTATCATAATGAAAAAATCTTTCATTGACATTTGTATATGATGATATTCCACGATAACATTTTATATCAAAAGCTTCATCGATATTACTAAAAAGATTTTGATAATAATGCTTACCAAAAATATTACTTGGAGGAATACAATATTCAGTATTATATTTTTTTGCAAATGCCTTAACAACAGAATACTGAAACATCTGGTTCCCCAGATGTCCATTATTTCCCAGATGATTGATAGAAAAACTCATAGTAAAGAAAGAATATCACTAAGTAAATTTATTTCTTGTTCTCCAATGAAATGATTATTTCCTAGGTAAATTCCATTGTAGTGGACAAGATCTACATTAAGTTCTTTTTTACTAGTAGTTATAGAATAATCTTTTAGGAATGGTTGTTTAAGCAAATTTCCACCAATAATAGGACGGTGTTCAATACCATTTTGATCAAAGACTTTTCTCAACCTATGAGCATATCTAACGTCCTTACAAATAATTGGGAAGCAAAAATTACTCACTCCCTCGTGATACTTAGGTACATAGAATAAGTTTGGATACTTTTCCATCAAAGAAATAAACATTGAATAATTTTTATTTCTTTTCTCAATATATGAATCAAGTCTGTTTAATTGAGATAGTCCAAGAACTGCACTAAGTTCATCATTTCTAAAATTATATCCATCAGTAACAAATAAAAATTGTTTAGAAATATCTGGATACATCTCTTTATATCGATCAAACATTTCAGATTCTCTTGCAAGACCATGAGAACGTTTGATTCTCATCAAATCATAAAGTTCATAATTGTTGGTAGAAACTATTCCACCTTCAATTGTAGACATATGATGTCCAAAATAAAAACTAAAGGTTGCTCCAATACTATCAGATCCTACTTTAGATCCATCGGCATTTTTACATCCATGAGACTCGCATACATCATCAATAATTAAAGCATTTGGAAATAGTTCAGAATATTTACTGTTATTTGCAGGAAATCCTATCAAATGTGTTGTAAAAATTAATTTAATATCTGGATGTTCTTTTGCAATGTACTGCAAATCTTCTTCGCAGAAACTAAAATTATCTAAGTTAATATCACAAAAGATTGGTGTAAATCCTAACTGAATAACTGGACCAATATTTGTTACCCAAGTATCTGCCGGTACTAATACCTTGTCGCCATCTTTTAAACCATAATATTCTTTTACGGATGCAAGTAAAAGATAATTCGCGGTACTTCCAGAGGAAACAAATAGTGAGTGTTTACAACCCAACCACTCTGACCATTCTTTTTCAAAACTTCTAACTTTCCTACCATTAGTAAAACGATCAGAAGTTAATACAAACTTTGCTAGATTATATCTGTCACCTAGAGTGACATTGTTTTTCATTAACGGCCATTTATAGTTCATTTTTATACCACCTGTATGTTTTTTCAATTCCATCTTTTAATTCAATTTTAGGTTCCCAACCAAGTGCTTTGATCTTATCTACATTTAGGAGTTTTCTTGGAGTCCCATTTGGTTTACTAGTATCCCATTCAATTTCTCCAGCAAATCCAACAACATCTGCAACTGTTTCAGCAAGTTCTTTAATAGTTACGTCGGTTCCAGTTCCAACATTAATAATATCAGAACTATCATAATCACGCATACAAACAAAACATGCTTCAGCAAGATCATCGGCATGAAGAAACTCTCTTCGTGCTGAACCATCACCCCAAAGAGTAACTTTATTGTTTTCCTCATAAAACCTACGAATCATGGCAGGAAGAACATGAGAACTTTCTAAATCAAAGTTATCATTAGGTCCATACAGATTAGTAGGCATAACAGAAATTGCATTGAATCCATATTGCTTACGGTATGCTTGGCACATTTTAATACCAGCAATCTTTGCAATAGCATATGAATCATTAGTTGGTTCCAGAGGACCTGTCATCAAATACTCTTCCTTGATTGGTTGCTCACACATCTTTGGATAGATGCAAGAAGATCCAAGGAACAAAAGTTTCTTGACACCATACTTACGTGCAGCATGAATGATATTTGACTGAATCATCAAATTATCATAGATGAAATGTCCAGGATAATCCCTATTTGCAACAATACCACCAACCTTTGCAGCAGCAAGATAAACATATTCAGGCTCATTGATTCTGAAAAAATCTTCTACATCTTGTTGATTACGTAAATCCCATCGATAAGATGGCGATGAAATAATATTAGTATACCCCTTCATATGAAGCATACGGACGATTGCTGATCCTACAAGTCCTGTATTGCCAGCAACATATACTTTACTATTACTGTCCATAGATACACATATCCTCAACTAGTTCTGTAAATGATGTTTTAGGTTCCCAACCTAATTTTTCTTTTGCCTTGGTAGGATCTCCAAGTAAAGTCTCTACTTCTGCGGGACGGAAATACTTAGAATCAACTTTAATAATCGGTCTCTTCGTATTCCAATCATATCCAACTTCATCCAATCCTTCACCCATCCATTCAATCTGCATACCAAAGATTGGTGCAGCAGCTTCAACAAAATCACGAACAGAGTATTGTTCACCAGTTGCAATCACATAATCATCAGGTTCATCCTGTTGAAGCATCAACCACATTGCCTCAACAAAATCTTTTGCATGTCCCCAATCCCTCTTTGCATTGAGATTGCCAAGGTACAAGCAGTCTTGAAGACCTGCAGAAATTCTAGACAATCCTCTTGTGATCTTACGAGTTACAAAAGTTTCACCACGTCTTGGCGACTCATGATTGAATAGAATCCCAGAACTACAGTGCATTCCATAAGACTCTCTATAGTTTTTTATAATCCAATATCCATAAACTTTAGCACATCCATAAGGAGATCTGGGATAGAAAGGTGTAGTTTCTGACTGTGGTATTTGCTGAACTTTACCATACATCTCAGAAGTAGATGCTTGATATATCCTAACTTTACCCTCCATACCCAACAAACGGACTGCCTCAAGCACTCTCAGGGTTCCTAGAGCATCTGTCTGTCCTGTGTACTCAGGCATCTCAAACGATACCTTTACATGACTCTGAGCGCCCAGATTATAAATCTCATCTGGTTGAACTTGCTGAATAACTCTGACAAGATTAGTAGAATCTGTTAAATCTCCATAATGAAGATTAAGTTTGTCGTAAATATGATCAATACGATGTGTGTTAATCAGAGAAGCGCGACGGACAATACCATGAACTTCATATCCTTTTTCGAGGAGAAGTTCTGCTAAGTATGATCCATCTTGCCCTGTGATACCAGTAATTAGAGCAACTTTCATCTATAAAAATACTTTGTTCAATTATACTAAAAAAGGACGGTTTATGCAACCGTCCTATGTAGGTCTTGCAGGCTCGCCACTTATTCTTTAACAGGAAATAAGAAACCTGGCGGGAGCATAAAACCCCATCCGCACCACTTGCTCTTAGGAAAAGCAAGAAACCTAAGGGTCATATGACTCCACCAGTTCTGTTATAGTCCATCCGTGACTAATGTCTCAGATGGTTTCTACTGACTCAAATTCTTGACTCAAGACATCCATCAAAATATCATAATCATCAAGTGGTTCTCCAGAGAACATTACTCCAGATCCTTCATAATAGCGAAGAACTTTTTTATAAAGTTTTGGGTTTTTCACATCTAGATAAAAATCTCCATTAGCAGCAGCACGAAGGGTGCTGATGTCTTTCTTGAATTTCTCAGTCAGTGTCATTGTCCGTTTTGGTTACCTGTATATTATAGGGTATCAAGACTATGTAGTCAAGAGGTATGCCTGTTAAGAACTTACAAATGTGATCGTTCCACCCTTACCAAACCTGATTCCTCTTGTTTCATCATAATAGTAATACAGGGTCCATTTATCAGAATTTAAAGTATATGCACCATTATCAATTACTTGTTGCCAGGTATATGAAGAGTCTACATGAGACTTGAATGTATCTGACCATATATCAAGACTAAATCCACTTTGATTTTCAGGAAATTGATTAGTATCATCCATACTTCTAAACGTTACATAATCTCCCTGATATCTTCCAATGTAAGAAGGTGCAAAATCAACGTCAGAAGGATCACTGCCTGTAAGTTCATCAGGATCTGTAGCAGTTATAGTTGATGCCATACCAGCGGTCACTGCAGCACCAACTGAAACATTATAAATGATTCCCGACCACGTAGTAGAATTGCCTCCAGAGGCACCACTAATCGTATAAGTTATATCAGCCACTTTTTATTCTCGCTTTTGACTTATTTATTGCTGTAGGGTTATTTTCAACCAAGGGAATATAGGATCGATTACTCCAATAAGTCGAAGCAGACCCTCAGCAAAAAGTGCAAGAACAACCCAACCAACACAGAAACTGATAATTGAAGCATTACGATTGTGTCTGCGTATTGCATCATCAATCATCTCCTGACATTCTTCTTTTGTCACATGATGTATAGGTTTAATTTCATCCATTCTATGAGACATCACTCTCTTCACCCATTTTCTCAAGATCTTCTAATCGTTTTACCCATGTATCTCCACCTTCCATACCTTTTTTAGGATTAATACATTGGTGATCACCCAAGTTATTACATACTAATCCTGCTAAATCTAATTCACTACCTTTGTTACCTGTTCCAGACCATCGATGCTCTCCGTTTATCCAGATTGCATTACATTTAGGACATTCCTTCCTCTCAAGTTTGAGGTCGGACAGTTCCCTGTCATTGGTCATGTTTAATCTCCTTGATAAGTTTGGTGTAGTATTCTGTGTCTTTAAGTAGTCTTTTCCTCAATTTCCTCTGTAAGAAGAACATGCGAATTTTGACTATGGCATATTTAAATTGCAAATCAAAATATGCAAAGACTCTCAGCGTACCCTCTACCCCGTCATATGCTATCATCAACAAGATGATGATAAGGAATATATAAACTCCCAGAAGAGAAGATGTATATGCAGTAGATGGATCCATTAAGGCACAGTGCTACGTTTACTTATAAATTCTATATAGGGTAAACACAGATGTCAACAGTTATGTGTTCATATAAACACAAAGTTTTACAACAATCCAAATAAATTGTTAAATTTGCTACCTAATTTCAAAGTCTAACTTACGAACCTTACGCTTTCTCCTATCCTCTTGCCAGCGAATATCTTCGTTTGTTAATACGCCAGATTCTTTGTTTTTTGAATAACTATTCAACATAACAATCTCACCCAGGTCCACTGCTGAAATCTTATCACCACGAATAGTTGCCATATTTGGACACCCGCAAGAAACGGTCTTAGTTGGGTGCCCCACTAACTCCTTCCCACAAGAGCGGCACCTTATTCTTATATTATCCATTTTATAGTTTTAGTTACTTCTTCAGTTTTTTACTATTTAGTCAACCCTCCCATAATTATCTTTAAGTCTTACAATATCTTCTTCCTTACACTTACCTACTTGTGTTTCAATAATGACAAGTTCTTCTTCAGCAGTAATTCTATGAACTGTTCTGATTGGTATTACCACAGTTTTTCCTGGAAATAGTGATCCTTCTGTTCTGCCCAGAACATATTCACCAATACCAGAAACAACAACCCAACTCTCCAGTCGATGATTATGATATTGCAAAGAAATAGACTGACCATCATGGATGATCAGTCTTTTAACTTTATATTTTGGTTCATCAACTATTACTTCAAACGATCCCCATGGTTTTTCAGTCTTCATGTATGACCTTTATTCTATATTATATATCGCTTTTGAATCTACCTTTTTTGTCATTGCATCTAACCAAAACTTAGTGTCATATGTTCCCCACTGACCATACTCATGATCATATTGAGGATCTCTAGAGTCTTTTGAAGAATAC